ACTGCTTCCGGCGCTGCTGTCGTGTTCGTTGGTGCAGCTTCTAGCCAGTACGCTCAAAACTTGGTGTACCACAAAGATGCCATCACCTTCGCAACTGCTGACTTGCTGTTGCCACAAGGTGTTGACATGGCTGCTCGCGCAGTTCACAACGGTATCAGCTTGCGTGTTGTGCGTCAGTACGACATCAACAACGACCGTATGCCTTGCCGTATTGACGTTTTGTACGGCTACAACACGATCCGCCCACAAATGGCTGTTCGCCTCTGGGGTTAATTGATTGGGGCTTCGGCCCCTTTCTTCGTATCATCTTTGAAAGGAAATTATCATGGCATTACCTAATGGCGCAGGCGGTTACCAACTCGGTGACGGCAATCTGAACGAAATCAACATGGTCACGCAAGTGGCCCCTACAGCTAAAGCAGCCGCAGCCACTTTGACCGCTGCTGAATTGGCTACCGGCATCATCACTTTCAACGGCACTGCTGGCGCTTTGACAGTACCCCTCGGTACTTCTTTGGACGCTGCATTCCCCAGCATGAAAGTCGATAGCTGTTTTGACTTCAGCATCATCAACACAGACGCTTCTGACGCTGCTACTGTCACTGCTAACACTGGTTGCACCTTGGTTGGTGTTGCCGCTGTGTCTGCTGTGTCGTCATGCACATGGCGCGTTCGTAAGACTGGTGAAGCTACTTACGTGTTCTACCGTATCGCTGGCTAAACCTAAATGGGGGCTTCGGCTCCCATTTTTAAAGGAACTATCATGGCAAATAATAAACCTGTTGGTGTCGCATATTCTGATCCAGCGCTTAGTGCGTTTTATCTGAATTCGCCTGTCACAAAGACAGCTAGTTTTACTTTGGGCGATGATGAGAACTACATCGTATGTAACGGCGCTTCTGCCAACGTCACAGTGACGTTGCCTAGCGGTTCTGCTTACATCGGTCGTACTGTTACCATCAAAAACCTTTCAGGCACATACACGGTAATCACTGCATCATCTAACGTGCGACCATTGACCTCTGCTACCTTGGGCACAGCAATTCTTGCTGCTACCGCTGGTAAATGGGCGACTTTGGTTTGCGAAGATGGTACAAACTGGACTATCATGGCTGCTGCCTAATAAACAAATGGGGGCTAATCACCCCCATTCTTAAAATATGGTCATATACCTCACACACCCCGTTCATGGCGCTAAAGTAGCAACCATGGATTTGGAAGCAGAAGCTGATGAAAGAAACGGCTGGACTCGCTATAATCCGGATACGCCTTCAGAACTTGAAGAAGCGGCTCCCGTAAACGCACTCGGGACTAAACGCAAAACCCGCAAAGTTGAGGTATCAACCGAGCCTGTATCCGAAGGAGTCTAAGCATGACAACGTACACCGCTGGCCAACAAATCGAACGGGCACTACGGCTTCTCGGTGTGCTTGCTGAGGGTGAAACGCCTTCTGCTGCTACTTCTCAAGATGCGCTGATGGCGCTCAACCAAATGATCGATAGCTGGCAGACCGAGCGTCTGTCAGTGTTCTCTACGCAAGATCAAGTGTTCACATGGCCCTCTGGCCTAATCAGCCGTACTCTTGGCCCAACTGGTGACTTTGTAGGTAATCGTCCCGTCTTGTTTGACGATGCCACTTACTTTAAAGCACCCAACGGCGTGTCATACGGCATTAAGTTTATCAATCAACAGCAGTACGATGGCATTGCTGTTAAGACTGTGACATCGACATACCCGCAGGTGATCTTCGTCAACATGACGTTCCCCAATGCGGAGATGTTCATCTACCCACGTCCAACACAGGACTTGGAATGGCACTTCGTGTCAATTGAAGAACTTGACAATCCTGCCACTTTGTCAACAGTTCTGTACTACCCGCCCGGTTATCTACGTGCTTTTACGTACAACTTGGCCATGGAATTTGCGCCTGAGTTTGGCATCGAGCCAAGCCCACAGGTTAAGCGTATCGCTATGACCAGCAAGCGCGATTTGAAGCGCATCAACAATCCTGACGATGTAATGGCAATGCCTTACGCATTGGTGGCAAACCGCCAGCGCTTCAACATCTATGCCGGTAACTACTGATGAAAACGCCGATCCTCGGTCAATCTTATGTGGCCCGTAGCGTTAATGCTGCGGATGCCCGTATGGTCAATTTGTTTGCCGAGGTGCTATCCGAAGGCAAAGAAGCTGCATTCCTGCAACGTGCCCCCGGCCTGCGTAAACTAAACACCATTGGTAACGGTCCTATTCGTGGCTTGTGGGCTTTTGCGGCTGACGATGACGTGGCCTTTGTCGTGTCGGGCACTGAGCTTTACAAGATCAGCCCCACTTATGTGCCGACCCTAATCGGTACGGTAGCAGGCACTGGTCCAGTCAGTATGGCTGACAATGGCACGCAGTTGTTTATTGCGGCCAACGGTCCCAGTTACATCTACAACAACACTACAAATGCGTTTGGTCCAATCACTGACCCCGACTTCCCCGGTGCTGTGACTGTGGCTTACTTAGACGGCTATTTTGTATTCAATCAGCCAAACAGCCAGTTGATGTGGGTAACTCAGCTTTTAGACGGCACATCCATCGATCCGCTTGACTTTGCCAGCACCGAAGGTGCTCCTGACGGATTGGTTGCAGTGTCATCTAACTTCCGCGAAATCTGGGCGTTTGGTACAAACTCGATTGAGGTTTGGTACGACACTGGCGCTACAGATTTCCCTCTCCAGCGCATCCAAGGTGCGTTCAATGAATTAGGCTTGGCTGCTCCATTCTCCGTTGCCAAAGTGGACAACGGTTTGTTTTGGCTTGGTCGTGACCGCCGTGGTCAAGGTATTGTTTACCGTGCCAACGGCTATTCTGGTGAGCGCATCTCGACCCACGCTGTCGAGTGGCAGATTCAGCAGTACGCTGATTTGACAGACGCAATTGCGTACACGTACCAGCAAGATGGTCACAGCTTCTATGTCCTGATTTTCCCCAGTGCCAACACCACATGGGTGTACGACTTGGCAACTCAGGCTTGGCACGAGCGTGCAGGCTTTGCCAACGGTGCGTTTACTCGTCACCGTAGCAATTGCCAGATGGCGTTTAACCATGAGATTGTGGTGGGTGACTTTGAGAACGGCAACATCTACGCTTTTGACTTGGATGACTACTCAGACAACGGCAGCATCCAAAAATGGCTACGCACATGGCGTGCTTTGGGTCCGGGTAAAAATGATCTTAGGCGAAGTGCCCAACACAGTCTCCAACTCGATGTTGAGTCCGGTGTCGGTTTGAACATTGGTCAAGGTGATGACCCACAAGTCATGCTTCGCTGGTCAGACGATGGTGGCCACACATGGTCAAACGAGCACTGGTCAGCCATGGGCAAGATTGGTCAGTTTTACAAACGTGTGTTCTGGCGGCGCTTGGGCATGACTTTGAAAATACGTGATCGTGTTTATGAAGTGTCCGGTACTGATCCCGTGAAGATTGCCATCATGGGTGCTGAACTTCACGCAGACGGTACAAATGCCTAGTCCTAATGCTACGCCAACGCCAATCACGCCACCCCGAGTGCCGCTGGTTGACCCTCGCACGGGCTTAATTGACCGTGCTTGGTATTTGTTCTTTCTGTCGCTGCTGAATGTTGCGACTGCCGTTGTTGACGACCCCTCGGTTGGCTCAGACGTTGAATCTTTGCTTGCGTCTTACGATGCGGCTTTGCTTACGGTCAACCAAGAACTGCAAACTTTGCCGCCGACAACTGATCTAAGCGCTGAGTTAATCAAGCAAATTCAAGAAGCCAATCTTGTTGACTGTTGCTCGGCCTTGGTGTCCCAAACGGCTGAGATGCAAAAGCAGATCGAGGCTTTGCAAGTTCAACCAATTGTTGACACTGCGGCTATCACTGCTGCCATTAACGCTGCGTCATCTGCGCCTGTCACCAAGACTGCTGACTTTACGGTGGCTGACAACGAGACTTGGATCATTAACAACAAGTCGGGTTCGACCTGTACAGCAACCTTGCCCACGGCAAGCGCATGGTCTGGCCGTGTGTTGTATTTACAGAGCTATCAAGCACAGACGCTAGTCTCGGCTTCCTCGAACGTAGTGCCTTTGGTCGGCGGTGCTGCTGGAACGGCAATTCTTGCCGCCGTTGCTGGCGATACAGCAACACTTGTGTCTGACGGCTCAAACTGGATAATGACACAATACGTACCTAACAATGTCCTACTTTTGGAGTAAACCATGACAGTGACCGTCAAAGTCCTCGTACCGGCTAAATATGCCGAAAATGCTCAAACAACTCAGTATACAGCGACTGGTGTTACGGCTATTATCGACAAATTCACAGCCACTAATATCAGCGCATCTGCTGCCACAATCTCTGTCAACTTGGTGACAACTGCTGGCTCTGCTGGCAACACCAACTTGATTACCAAAACCAAGACGCTTCAGGCTTCTGAGGTTTATACGTTCCCTGAACTTGTAGGTCAGGTTCTGGGTGTAGGTGACTTTATTTCAACGATTGCAGGAACCGCCAGTGCAATTAACATCCGAGTCAGTGGCCGCGAAGTTACCTGATGATGTTTGGCAAGTGATCAAGGATCATTTACTGAAATACAAAGGATATGAAGCACCCGATGATTTACGCGACAAACTGGAAAAGAACACCGACATCGAGTTGTTTGATGGCGGTGCTTTCGTTGCTGTGGGCAATGAATTCGATTTGTTTGTTGTGCCTGAAAAAAGGGGTCGCTGGCGAATTCGCACAGTACTTAAAAATTATTTGGACAAAATGGGCCGAACCCACGGTAAAATCGTGGTACGCATCAATGAGCAAAATACGCCATCACTGCGGCTTGCTCGTGGATTCGGGTTCAAAGAAATTAGCCGTGAAAACGGTACGATTCGATTGGAGAATGAATCATGGGTGACATAGTTAATAGCGTAGCAGACGTATTTGGTTTTGGGCCTGCAAGTAAGCAAGCCAGTGCCGTTAAAGAAGCCGCAGGCACTTCAGCAGAAGCATCGCGTTATGCGACTGATTTGCAAAAGGCAATGTTCGACAAACAAATCGAACTGCAACAGCCTTGGCTTCAAGCTGGTACAAACGCACTGGCCAAGATGCAAGGTGGCGAATATGCGCTCCCCGAAGCATTTAAGTACGACCCTAATTCAATGTATCAAGACCCCGGCTATGCGTTTCGCATGAGCGAGGGGATGAATGCGCTGAACCGATCAATGGCCGCAAGAGGTCTTGGTGTTTCAGGCGCAAACGTCAAGGGCGCTTTGAAGTACGGTCAAAATCTAGGTTCACAAGAATTTGGTGCGGCTTATGGTCGCGCCATGGACGAGTACAACTCGCGCCTCAACCGTGCCAATACGGGTTACAACCGACTTGCGTCAATGGCAGGTGTCGGTCAAACCGCAACAAGTAATCTTGGGAATGCCTCAAATACTTACGGCACAAACGTAGGCAACTTAGCAATGAGCAACGCTGCAACTCAAGGTAACGCTTTGATGCAGCGTGGAAACCTTGCGGCACAACAATACGGTACAGCAGGTCGTGCACTCGATCAGGCGCTAAATACCGATTGGGGTAAAGTTGGTGATACCGTTGGTGGTTGGTTTAAAAGCACCCCGTCAGCAAGTTCATCTGACGGTACATGGGTATAAGGATTGATCATGGCAATGGCTCCAGACTTCAACATCATCAAGCCCGAACTCGCTGGCAGTTTCGGTGCAGGTTATCGCGCATCCCAAGAAAACCGGATGGCGACAGAACAAAATCAAATCCAACTCGATCAGTTGAAAGCTGACCGTGAAGCAATGGTTCAGCTTCAGGCTCAACTAAAAGCCGCCGGTAAGAACCCTGATCTCGACCAAGTGTTCGATGCTTTGATTGCTACGGGTAAACCCGACTATGTTGTAAAAGGTATTGACGGCAAAAAGCGACTTGAGGCACAGCGCGAATATGCTAAAGCCAACGGTTTGGAAATGCCCGGTTTAGCACCTGCTGCCGGTGGTGCTCCCGCTATGGGCGCAGCTCCCGCTATGCCATCTGCCGCTCCTTCATCGGTTGTGCGTGTTCCCCAAACTCCCGCACCCGTGAATGCTTTGGGTTCCGGCACTTATGGCATGAACGCTCCTATGGCTCCCGGTGCAATGCCTGTGGCTCCTGCTGCTCCCATGGGTGGTAATGCTTTGATGGGCAACCGTCCAGCAGTTGCTCCTGCCAATGCAATGGCCGCTGGTCCAGATGATGCGCTGATCAACCAAACCCGTGGCCGCATCAATAACCTGTTGCAGTTTGCGTCAAAGTACGCTGGCACTCCTGAAGGTAATCAAGCAATTCAGCAAGCACGAATCATGCAGGATCAGCTTGAGTTGTACTCGAAGCGTAATCCAAATGCTCCTGCCGCATTGCAGGAACTTGAAGCCTACATGAGAATGACTCCTGAGCAAAAGGCAGCATTCGAGAAATTGCAAAAGATCAAGTCACCCGGCACAAACACAAACGTGTCAATCACCAGCCCGACTGGTAAGAGCTTGTCTGAGCCAGTTGGTAAACGTGTTGAATCGTCACTTAGCAAAGCTGAAGGCGCTGCTGGTATGCGTGAAAACGCTAACTTGATTCAAGAAGCATTGAACACTGGTAAAGTGATTGCTGGTCCTATGGCTGGCGCACGCACCACGATTGCTCAACTCTTGAACATGGCTGGCGCAGACAACCAAGCGCAGTTGCAGAACTCGCTGACAGTGGCGAAGGGTCTTGCTGGTTTGACATTGGAAAGCCGTGGCGAATTGAAGGGTCAGGGTCAGATCACCGATCCAGAAACCAAATTGCTTGAGAAAGCACGCTCGGGTGACACCAACTTGACACTTGACGAGTTGCAACAAGTCGTGAATATCTCGAACCGTATGTCTAAGCGCCTGTGGGAAAACCACCAGACGTTGCTCAAGACTATGGAAAAAGATCCTGCGGCAGCAGGTTCAATCGAATACTATCGTCCGACTGCTCCGCTTGCCGAACCCGTGGCTTCTAACAGAAGCGCAACACCTGCTGACGCTACTAAGCGTAAACAAGGTTTGGACAGCATCTTCGGCAACAAAAAGCCAATAGGTCCAGTTCCCGGTACATTGGGAACCGGCACTTTCTCACAATAAACGGAGACTCGCATGGCTGACCAGTTCCGCGATCAGATCAATACCGCTCGGCGTGCTGGATACAGCGATGACGAGTTGATTGGTTATTTGAAAGACAAAGACCCCCGCATCAATGATGCGTTGGGTCAAGGTTACAAACCTGCCGAAATCCTTGAGTACCTTGCGCCCAAACTATCGATGGGTGAAGAAGCTGTCCGTAAGACACGCGTAGCCATTCGTGGTGTCAGTGAAGCCTTAGCGCCAACGGCTGCTGGTGCGGCTACCGGTTTTATGTTGGGCGGTCCTGTAGGTGCTGGCGTTGGTGCGCTGGCCGGTGGCCTAGCTGTACCCGCTACCGATGTGTTGGTGCAGGGTTACAACAAACTTACCGACAGCAACGTTCGATTGCCTTCGCAAGTCATCTCCAGCATGATCCCCGGCCCCCGTGCCGAGACTCCCGTTGAGCGTGTGCTTCAAGCAAGCACTGGCGCTTTGGGCGGCACAGGTAGTGCTGTGGCCGGTGGCCGCTCAATCGTAAACGCTGCAAAGACAGGTCAGGGTTTACCCTCACCCGTTGCTCAGGGCACTTTGGCTGTTGGTCAAGAGGCCGCTCGCCGCCCAGTAGGTCAAATGGTCACTGCACCTATTGCTACTGCCGTGGGTCAGACTACAACTGAGTTGACAGACAATCCGTTGGCTGGATTGGCTGCGGCTGTAGGTACTGGTGCAGCTCTTGGTGTGCGCCCCACTAAGCGCACTGCTGTACCAACTGCCGATGAACTTAAAGCAAAATCGGATGCGGCTTACAATATTCTGGACAATTCAAACTTTCAGTTTTTCCGCAAAGAATTTAATCAACACATGGATACTTTGCCGGGCAAACTACGCTCGGATGTAGGCTATGTTGAGGGTGCGTACCCCAAGATCGACTCGGTCATGGCGCAGTTAAGATCTGACAGAGCAAAAGATATTACTGAACTGACTACACTTCGCAAAATCATTAGTGGTGCGGCAAAAGGTCCAGATGCTCAAGAGCGCATGATCGCTAGTGCACTTCTTGACGAGTTTGATGACTATCTAATGAAAGCCCCCAACAAGGCATTGATTGTGCGTGATACCGATGCGCTCAAAGCATGGAACACTGCTCGTGCTGACTACGCCAAAATGAAAAAGGGTGAGATGATCACCAACATCTTGGAGAACGCTGACGTGGCGCAAGGCTCCAAGGAAGCCAGCATCGCTTCTCAATTGACCTCACTGGCCAAGAACGAGAAGAAAATGCGCTTCTTTACGCCAGATGAGCAAGAAGCAATCCGTGAAGCCGCCAAAGGTGGCACTTTGCAAAGTATGCTTCGCACCATTGGCAAGTTCACTCCAATGACTCCAGCAGCGGCAATCTTTACCGCTGTCAGCCCATTCGGTGCTTACACCGCTGGCGCTGGTGTTGCGGCCAAAACATTTGCCGAGCAACGCAGAATGCAACAAGCCAATCGATTGGCCGAGCAAATGCGTCTGGGTGAAAGACCTCAAGTCCTTGAAGGTCCATTGGCCAACGAACCCGTGTTCTTTTCTCGCAGTGTCCAGAATATGCTTGGACCAGTTCAACAAAACCAAAACGCATTGGCACGTTAATGGACTACCAAGTTTTATTCAACATCTCCGTGGCCATTGCTGGCTTCTTTGGTGGCTGGACATTGAACCGCATTTATCAGGCCATTGATCGGCTCGATGGGGATGTGCGCGGTATGCCTTTGAATTACGTTACCCGTGACGATTACCGCGCAGACCTGCGTGATGTCAAGGACATGCTTGGTAAGATCTTCGACAAACTCGATGGTAAGGTTGACAAATGAATGCGTTGGCTATTTTTCACACTGCTGTTGCTGCTATCAAGGGCTACGGCCAACGAAGCCTGCATCGTCTCAGACTTTTATGGTCTAAGTTGGATCGGAAACCCAAGTGAGCGACACCAGCGCCTTTTGCAATGGTTGACCACAAACGGCGAACGGTGCAGCAGTGAGCAGTTGGTGAGCATTTGGAATAATTTGGCTTTATGGGCAGGCGTTGCAGATAGCGGCGAATTACGGCAGAAGATACTGTATTACTACGCCTTAGCAGTTGAGAGGGAAAAGAAGTGATCAGTTTTGACAAATACTACCCTGTCGTTTTTCCGTCAATCTGGCCAACGCAATCTGACTTGTTTGCCAAACGTGTTGAACGATTAGACGCTGAACGGGCGCTTAATGTGCAGATTGAAAAGCAGGTCAAAAAGTTTCACCAGTACGAGTATGAGATATACCAGTACCGGATGCGTCAAGTAACGCTCAACATTGAAGTTGAGAACCAGAGGCGACAAATAGATCAGTTGGTATAGGGGGCGACATGGAAACAAACATGAGAGAAAAACTTACATTCTGGGTTACGTTCATGATCAGCGTGACCCTTTGCTTCTCTGTTCTGGCCATGGTCATGGCGTTCCTACTCGGGTTGTGGGCCAAGGAAGTGGACAACGGCGAGATCTTTAAAATGATCAGCCCTGCCTTCAGCACCCTAATCGGCGGCATGATCGGATTTTTGTCAGGCATCAAACTAAACCAAACTGAGGATGAAAAGAAATGATCGGACTAGACGCACTCCTGAACGTGGGCGGCAAGCTCATTGACAAATTGATTCCTGATCCAGAGGCCAAAGCCAAGGCACAACTCGAATTGCAAAAGATGGCGCAGGACGGTGAGCTGGCTAAGATGGCCAATGAAACCAAACTGTACGAGACAGAGCAAAACAATCTGACTGAGCGTGTCAAGGCTGACATGGCCAGCGACTCATGGATGTCCAAAAACATCCGTCCCCTGACCCTCGTGTTTCTTTTGGTGGCTTACTCTGGCTTTGCCATCGCATCAATCTTTGAATACGAAACCCGTGGTGCATACGTAGAATTACTGGGTCAGTGGGGTATGCTTGTCATGTCCTTCTACTTCGGTGGCCGTACCATGGAAAAGATTGCAGACAGGGTTAAAAAATGAACTTGACCGAACACTTTACTTTAGAAGAACTGACTCACACAGATCACCGTGAGTTGGACAACACACCTAACGATGCAGAACTTGAAAACATTAAACGCCTTGCCGAATTTCTTGAAGACCTCAAAGTCGTACTTGGAGGCAAGCCCATCATGGTCAATTCAGCTTTCCGATCAAAAGCTGTCAATGATGCTGTGGGCAGCAAAGACACTTCTCAGCATCGTATTGGCTGCGCTGCTGACATTCGTGTTCCCGCTATGACCCCTGACCAAGTGGTCAAAGCAGTCATCGCATCGGGTTTACCCTATGACCAAGTGATCCGCGAGTTTGACCGGTGGACGCACATTAGCATTCCCAATCAAGCTGACGGATCACCGCGCAAACAAGCGCTGATCATCGACAAAGCTGGCACTCGCGTTTACGCTTGAGCCACACGGGGCAATCGTGTTACATCGTGCTGGCGCACCTTTTTGTTGATGTACTCAAGCGCACGCTCCATGTCCTTGATGGTGATCACATCCATCTGGGCATCATGCAGTTCCATGAGCAAATTCAGCGCTTGGATCTCAAGTCCGGTGGGCGTGAATCGTTTGATTTTGGCAGAACGGTGAGCAATCCGAATGATGGCTTCTCGGCCATCAACCGTTACCAGTTTGTGCTCATCGCCAAACCCTAACTGGCACAGCGCCTCAGTGACGTTGCTCATGGCAATCAACATGTCCATGTCGTCATGGGTAGCCTTACCTTGCAACAGCGCCACCATTGCCTGATTGTTCTTGATCTTCAGATCGATCAGGTACTGGTCGTGATACGCCACCGGCTTCATGCTTTCCAGCACGTAGCTAAGTGGGTTCACAAGCATTGGCTTAGGCCGATACTTGCTGCGTTTTCTCATTTGTTTTCTGCTGTGGCAATGTGTAAATATGCTGTCAGGCGTTTGATCTGTGCCTCACGGTACTTGCACATTGAGTCGGCATATTCTCTGGCGGTCTGAGCGTCAAGCAGCTTGCGCTTGGAATCTTCAAGTTCTTTGAGTGCCAGCATCTCAGCCGTGGGTGTGTCAAACATTGACTTGAAATAGATTACGAATTCGTTGAACATTACAATTACTCCTTAGTTGTGGTGTGACACAGTGTATCACACATTTTTAGACATGCGGTATTGTTTGACCGCATTACGCAATCCCGCTTGGGTTGTTGCCTTTTCATCCAGTGCCAAAGCCTGAGCCTGATCCAGTGTGCCTTGGCACATGATGCGGTGGCAGATCACCGGCACACCCTGACCCTGACGGCGCACACGGGCGTTGAACTGCTCGTACAGGTCCAGTGACCAATTGAGGCCATACCACACGAGGATGTGGCCGTTCTTCTGCAAGCCGTCAATCCCGTGACCCATCGATGCTGGATGACCGATCATCAAAGAGCAGTCGCCAGTCTTCCAGCGGTGCATGGCGTTGGTCAACGAAGCCTCGCTCTTACACTCGGTCAGGTTGATCGGGTCGAGGTGTTTGAACTTGTCCATGATCCGCTGTGCATCGGAGCGGTAGGCGTAGGCGCACAGCACAGGTGAGCCTTGGGCTTCGTCAAGGATCTCCTCAAGCGCTTCAAGTTTGAGGTCGTGCACCGGTTCCCACAGCGGCATCCCTGCCACGGGGTACATTGCACCGTTGGAGAACTGAAGGCACTTGTTGGTCAGGGCAGCTTGATTAAACGCTTCGATCTCTTTGCCGCTGTCCAGCACCATGAAGAACTCTTTTTCCAGCCGTTCGTATTTGGTACGCAGCTCATCGGGCATCTCAATCTCGATGTTGTTGACCATAAGGTCGGGCAGCGGGTTGTAGTCCTCTGCGCTCATCTCAAGCGTGATGTCACCGATCAGCTTCTTGATCGTGTCCTCGGTGTCCTCATAGGGTACTTCTTTGTACGGTCCGACCTTCTTGTAAAAGCGGGTGCGGAAAGCCGTTTTCGATGTGCCTAAGCGAGTGCCCTTGTCCACCACGAGGAACTGGCCGTGCAGGTCTTTGTAGCCGTTGCTGGCCGGTGTTCCAGTCAGGCCCGTGGTCCAACTGAACTCGTCAAGAATCTTTTTGACCGCCTTGACTCGATTGGTTGCCGAGTTCTTGCACTTGCTGATTTCGTCCCAGACCACACCGTTAAACGGCATCGGCTTGTTTTTCTTAACAAAGTAAGTTTGTAAGGTTTCGGCAAGCCAACCAAGGTTCTCGTAGTTGATCATGTACACGTCAGCCGGGCGAAGCAGGGCACGAGTGCGCTGGTCCTTTGTGCCCGTGACCATGCTGAACCGTAGGTGCTTGGTGTGTTCCCACTTCGCAGCCTCTTGCCTCCACACCAACCGGATAACCCTGATCGGGGCCACGATGATCACGCCCCGTAGGAACTGGGTGCGGATCAGGTGAGCCACCGAGGTCAAGGTAATCACGGTTTTTCCCAGTCCCATGTCGAGCCACAGCATCGAGTTGGGTCGGGTGCACTGGAAGTTCACGGCCTTTTGCTGGTAACCGTGCAGTAAGTCAGGCGTTAACATCTTTGACCTCGCATGTAAAACCACAATCGCCGGGCATGTCTTCTTTGAGCCGCCCCCGCTTTGGGTCGAGTTCGTCTAAGTACACTGCACCATTTTTGTCTTTGTTGATTGCGTGACCAATGAATCGTTCCATCTTTGCCATCTTGTCGAATCGGTCTGGAAAGTCCTTGCGAATCTTGTTCCAATAACCCATCCCCCCCTTGACGCAACCAATGCAGTTGTTGTTGGAATATCCCAACTGATACATTGCTGGTAACTGAAGACCTAATCGGCGTAAATGGTCATAGCAGTCTTGCTTAGTGACCTTGTTGTCAATCAAAATAAAGTCTTCGTTCACATCATTGTTGCCGTCAATAAAGCGATCTGCGCGGTCTTGCTCCTCAACGGTGTACCCAAGAATTTGAATATCGTCTGGACGCTGGTATGACTTACGCATGTCCTTTTTAAGAATCATGGTGCACGGAGCACCGTATTGATTTTTCAAGAATCCACGCTTTACAAAAATGTTGTAAATAGAACCCTGACTTGGTTCATCCATGATGACTTTGACAGGTATGCCAGTCACACGAATGAAGTCATCAAGAAATCGTAAGTTGTCTTCGTGTTCTTCCACTACTCGACAATAGACGGCCTCAATCTCACCGTATTTAACGGCGGCAAGGATTGTGGCAACTGCACTGGCGGCCCCACAAGAAAACCATGAAATTACTCGCATCCCATCACCATTACATCAATCATTGTCTTACCCTCGATTACGTTATCAATTACAAATACATTTACTTTTTGGGCGCGGAGTTTGGCATGTTCCCGCTCCTGAGCAGGAGTTGCCTTCTGACCTCCTCGTTTGAATTCACAGAACCACACACGGCCATCTGGTGCGATGAACAAACGGTCAGGCACAGCAGCCCGTGCGGGGCTGGTGAACTTGTACGCAAGCACACCTTTGGAACGGGCGTATTCACAGACTTTGGACTCGATGTCTTTTTCAAGCACCGGTGCACTCCTTGTCTGCTTTGCGCTTTTCCAAATCGATCAGCAGTTCGATGTAGTGTTTGGCCTTTTCCAAGTCAGCCATGCCGTTCTTTTTGCGCCAACGGCTGATGTACTTGACCACGTTACCTTCCATGTATCCCATGGCGTTTGCATGAATGTACTCGATGGGTTGAATGGGCAAGTCTTTGTAATGGTTGCCACCCACTTGTTTCTCTAATGCGCTCATAAACTTGTTTACCTCTTTAAGTGTTTCTTCAGATACGGGAATAATTGTTCCAGTTAAGCTAGCCCCAAACATAATTTCTCCACTTCTCGAATGTAGTAGTCGTAATCCACTGGCAACTTGCCAGCGTCCTTGATGTCGTTGCAGGGCTGAACACCCCACCCAGACTCCACGCCAATCTTTCGCCACTGGCCGGGGTTTTTGGCAAGCGGTGGCATCCACTTGAACAGGTGGCCACCGCCCTCAGCGATGTAGTAGCGAGTGATGTTTTGCAACTGGGAAGTCACGCCATCCCGTTCAATGGCCAAATGGCTGGACCGTGGCACTTTGGTGCGAAGCATAAAGTCCATGATGTCGGGCCAGTTGTGCAGTGTTTCGCGGATCGGTGCATTCTCGACCAGCACCTTTTCCGCTACCTTGGCAATCACCAACCCACCGGCGTTTTGATGCCACTCCATGTCATACTCATACGCACCCTTACGCTTGACTGAGCCGTTCTCATACTCGGCAAGGTAGTTGTTCACGTCACGAATTGACATGCGCTTGTAGATCGCCTCCTCAAGCTGCAACCCAGTGCGAAGTTCCCACGCTGCTCTGGCCAAGTCAACCAACATCTTCTGGCTACGGGGCACACGCACTGTCAGGCCATCGGTGTTCACTTGGATCAGCTTCAGCCCTTCGATCTGCATCAACCCCTCGGCCAGCACACACAACAGCAGTTGGCCGTTGAGCGTGATGGACATGGTAAACAGTGGGTCATAGAACACGCTGAAGCGGCTGTTGCTGTCGCCATACACACCGTTGAGCGCCAGCTTCAGCATCGCTGACTCGGCTGACTTCTTAGGGTACGACTTGCGCTGCTCGTACAGGTTCTTGTAGATCGTTACAAAATCTCGGCCAAGATGAGCAGGATGGAAGCCGTTAGTAATAGCGAGGTTCGGGTAATAGCTAGCAACATCCAGATCAACAATGACGTGATCATCGTTCGATTCGACCACTTGAGATTCCACGCTGCCATGAATACCCCCAAGGCCAAATACGAAAGTAAATCCGTCCACAGTAGCAGTGAGATCATTAAAGACTCCCTTTGTTTCAGTGATGACCTGATCCTTGAGCCAGTTGAGCACACGGTTGAACTCGCTGTGCTGGAACTCAATCCAAGGCAGGATGGCATCTTTAAGTGCAATTGTGGGGCGGGGTGTCTGACGAGGAGTGCGGCCTTTGGAGCCGTAGTCGTACAGAGCAACACCTGCTTCTTCCAATTTCATGGCAAAAAATTCCTTGCCGATCTTGGTGTCGTTGAAGTTGAGCCAGTCTTTGCCGGGGTACAACGTGCATAGTTTTTCACGGAAACTGAGCATGTCAGTCGTGAAGTGCATAAACTTTTTGGTCTGCGCGACATCGTGCCGGTTGTACTTCTTGAGCACTTGGATCTGTTCAGCGTTCAGGTTTGTGCCCACTGGGAACGGCAAGTCCTCGATGCTCTCAGAGCGCATGTTGAACTCCAGCACCTTCAGGCTGGTGGCTCGAGCCTTGTTGTCAAAGTGGTGAATTTTGAACAGGTCAATCTGGTCAACAAACCGATCAGTCGGGTTGACTTGGTGCATCCATTTGCCATTCTCGTCATCGTCTTGCGAGTGGATGATGGCCATGGCTTTGTCGTACAGGCTTCGGGCATCGGACTTGCCCATGCGGATCAGCGTATGCAGGACGGGGTAGTCGAACCCCAAGTTATTGAACCCGACCATCCGGGCGTTCGTATCCTTGAGATACTGGAGAAACTCGATGATCTCTTTGGAGTCGTTGCGGTGGTCGCTGATTTCAAAAGACCAGCATAGCGGTGCTTCTGAATGCTCCAGCGCCAACGTGAAGACGTTGGGGTAGGTCTCGATGTCATACACATAGTCATTACTCATTACGATTACCAAGTTGGGTGGGGGCTTCGATTTGGTCTCGGCTAGGTAGGGGAGAAAGCCAGAAAATCCCTACAGAAACATCCTCGAATGCTGGCTTAACAGCCCCCGATTTTTATTGACCGCCTAAGAACGAAGGTAGGCCCGGAAACGGCGCACTCGGCATCGCAGGCGCACCTTGAGGCGCAGCACCGAACATTCCAGCCGGAGCAGATGCAACCGGAGCAAACAAGTTAGACGCATCAACGGCTCCTTCACCGAATGCAGTATCGTCACCAGCAAATTGAACAGCGATCAAGTCGCAGCGGATGCCACGGCCATGCTTGTTCTCTTGCAACCAAGGTTTGACAGCGGCATTGACACGGCAACCGCCGTACATCTTGCGTGCCAGTTGTTGAAACGCCATCGTGTTGGCAGGATCAACAGGTGAGCCATCGGCTTGAATCATCTGCGGTGCAGAGTCGCGGCCAGCAGTGATGAACACGTTGCCAGCGTAGCCGTCATAGGGTTGGAAAGTCTTTTTGTTGACCTTTTCGCTACCCATGCCAAAGCAACGCAGTTTGCGGTCTTGCTGGATCATGCCCATAACAGTCTGGGCGTGCTCTTTCCACTTCTCCAGTGCCATAGCGCCGTAGCGTGCCATGAACTGCTGGAACCCTGCGTGGTCCTGCGGCATCAAGAATTCACAGTTGTAAGAGATGCGCTCTTTACCTGTGGCTTCATTGACCTGACGCTGTGGTTCTGCGAGGTGGGGGAAAGACAAACGGACATTTGATAAAAAGATAACTTCGGACATTACATTTACTCCATTGATTTACAAAAGCCAAGAAGGGATCTCAGCGGGGGTTTCCACTGCACTGAACATCGGTGCAGCGTTCGTGATAACCGCAGGACGGCTATCAGACTCGGGGACTACGGTCAGCTTGCCAGCCAACTTGGTCACATATTCTTGTTCCATACGACTTAGCTGGCGATCTGACAGCGTAACCTTTTCGCCTTTTTTCTCCCACC